GGATTTAAGCATCTGAACCTTTTCGTAACTCGTCATCAACTCAAGGTTCACCGCCTCAAGATGCGATTTGCTTCTCTCTAAATATGATTGGCGAGCGCCTGCGCCATGTGATACTTTTGCACTTCTTCCGTGGTCTTGCCCGTAGCCTTGGCGTATTCCTCACTCGCATCTTTTAAGCGACAACTGAAGCCCGTATGACCTGCGCAATGTCGTGACTAACCCGCCGGTGACTGCGCTTGATATGTTTTGAAACGCTTCTTCCGTTGTCGTGCCGAATATCCTCGCCTCAACCCGAGCCTGACGCATAAGCGCTGTCACCTGATCCATGTTCAACCCCTGCGCCATGAGAGCCGAGGCTTTATCCGCCACGTTTGAGAAATTAACCGTCTCATTCGAGGCGTCCATCAACGCCTTTTCATCTCCCGGGAGTTAATACCGACACTCTCGGCCATGCGCTTGAAACTTTCCTCAATCTGCTGGGCTTTCGCCCCCATCTCCATAAGATCCCACGCCTTGTGAAGCGCCATGATGCTCGCCGTAATAGCGGCGGTGATAGCGAGCCAATTCTGCTTCCAAGAATTAGCGAACCTTTGCAGACTGCCACGCACACCCTCAAGACGTTTTGTGGCCTCGTCACGCAAACGCAATATGATTGACAGCTCTTTATTCGTCATCGCTTAAACCGATTCCTTCTTTTCTCACGCTCAAGCTCTATCGCTTGAAGCTCTTTCTCAATGACCTCAAAAGCATCCAGCATCTTCGCTGACTGCTCGATCCAACTGCCTTCATTCGGCAGATACCCTTGCTTATAAAACTGAAATGCCCTTAAAAAATTCGCCGACTGTCTCGTGACGATTTTAAAAGGGCATCCTCTGTACTGCTCGCCGTATAGTTCCCAGACTTCCTGTCCGGGCACTTCATACTCGCATTGAATCTTTCTCCCGCATAAACAATTGCGGCAGTTCATGGTGAGGTCGCCCAAGTGAACCGCCACGATCAGTTTTTTTGCTCGCCCTCCGTAAGTTTTGACTCGTTCAAAATCACTTCCGCAAGCTCTTGCCTGAGCTCGTTCGGCAACATGGCGATAATCCTGTCCGGGACAGCGTTCCTCATCTTGCCTGCGTAATGAATCGTGTCGAATTTAAGCTCGATCGGCTTTTTAGTCTGCGGGTCAAGAAAGTTATCCATACCCTTGAGCCCGAACTTAATAGCCGTGATCTGCCGCTTATTCCAATTAAGCCTGACCTTGGCTTTATCATTGGGATTCGTTGAACTCATCTCGTAGGTACTGCTTTCATCGTCAACCTCAGCCCTTAATACCGGATCCAATATCCCAATATGAAACACCGTGGGATTTTCTTTATCCGGATCCAGCTTGGACACATGCTCTCGTGTAGCGTTAATATCAATGCCTGTTAACATGAAACACCTCCTGTTTTATAAAAGTAATATCGCTAGCTCGTCGTCTCCGGGCTCCATTGAGCCGGTTAAATCAAACGACGTCTGCGCCAGTTGAATACCGTCACGATCGCCGTCATCAACTTTGTTATAAATAATCCCGGGTGCGTAGAACCGAAACTTGTTGCCTTCGGTCTCCCCATACGCCAAGTCAACCGCCATCGGCGTATTGCCAAACCACTTCGAGAAGAAATCATGTGTGGCGACCGGAACCATCTCGGGATTAAACGATCCCTGCATGTCACGACCGGTGATCATGAAAGAAAGAATCCCTTTTGCGTCGTCAATCTTGTCTTTTGAGGCGAGCGTGTTGGCGACATCAATGTCCATCTCACCTATGTTGAGCGACACCCCGTCACAGGACATCACGGCGTTCAAAAGCACTGGCGGCACTGTACTGTCGAAACTGACACCCGTGAGCATAGGCACATCAGCGACGCCAGATTCAACGCCTTTAAAACTAAAATCCAAAGTCGCCGGTTCGCCGATCTTGAAATTGAACTTCACCGTCCCACGGCATCCTTTGAGAACCTTTCTGATGCCGTCCTCAAAGAGTCCCATGGTTAACGAAACCACCGAACTGCTAATCGGCTTAATTTCAAACCCTGCGCTCTCGGGATCCGCTGTCGCTGTTGAAGTCGCCCCGGATGTTCCACCCGTTATGGTTTCCCCGCTCTCAAATGTGCCGCTTAAAGCGATAAAATAAAGCGTGGTCGTTCCATCAACGGTTTTAATCACCACTCTGCCGGTCGCACCGGACATCCCGCCGGTTATGGTCTCACCGTGTAAATAAGGCCCTGAGGTAATTGCGCCAATCGCTATCTTTTTCAAAACGTTCGACGAAAACCCGCATGCCTTGATTAACCGCAACCATTCCGGCTCGACAGTCACTGAACCCGAGCCTTTAAGCTCGATACTAAAATCAATTCCAGCGGAACGTTTGCCCGCCAGCTTCCCCATCTTTGTCAGCGAAGCCCGCACAGGGTCCCGCTGATACATCTGCGGATCGTAACTCGCTTTTGGCGAGAAGTTGACCAGAATGCCTGCGTCAGCCGCCAACAGGGTTTCCGCAATACCCTCGACAGCCTCAATCTTCGCCGCAAGCTGGCGTTTTCTTATAAGCATTGACATCGTCGTTCCTCCTTATTAATTCTTTGCCGTTGGATCAGACCGTAAATGACGATAACAAACCCTTAACTCCATGATGATCCCGGCGTACGGTTGCGCCTCTGTCGTCTCAAACGGAGTCGTTCCCAAAACATCGGTATCAATAGCGTCGCCTCCCCGAGTCGGATCCTGCAAAACAGCTTTCTTTATATCGCCCTGCAATCTGTTCAAATACGTGTCGGTGGGTACAGCGTCGTTCTCGTCATTGATAAAAAATACGTCTAAATAAACCGTCAACACGCATTCCTCAAACGGATGCGGTGAACTTGTTTCGTCCTCATCTCCCGGGCTGATAACCGCCATCGGCATATCGACCATTCTGTTGCCGTGCATTGACCAACGCTGAATTGTCTGAGGCGTGAAATCAAAGTTGTAGCCGTTAGCGATCGTCACCGCCTCAAGAGTGGTCTTTATGTTCTGAAGTATTCGCTCCCTTACTGTTTCCATTAAATCTTCCTCAATGCGTTAGCGATCGACTTATTCAAAATGTCAATGCGGTAATTCACCAATCCGTCCCACGTCCGGTAAAAACCAAGCCGGGGTTTTATCCTCACTTGCCGCTTTAAGACGTAAAGCGGCAATATCTTCTGCGCTCGTTTCGTGACCCGTGCGAGAAACGTCTCACCCTTCCATCGCATAGCCCTGACGTTTTTCAGTTCTTTCGGGCGTTTATATCTGGCTCGTAACTTACCGGCCGGAGTGAACATCTCACTGCGTGCCGATAAAGGCACAGCCAAGCGCTTGCCACCCGGGTCTTTTACCGTACCGCCCGTCTCATGAAGCTTGGCGATCTTTGACTCTGAGAATATCTCGATCCCCATGCCCTCAATCTCTGGCGACACAAAAAACACCCTCTTGAATGTGCCAAAAAGCCCATGACCAGAAGCCCCTCTAACGCCCGGAGGCCCCTGAAGCTGTTGCTGTCTAAATCGCTTCAAAAAGCCTTTACCGATACGATCTAAACCATCAGCGAGCTCAAATTTAAGAACCCGGGGAGCGATTTTTATCGCTCGGTCAAGCGCACGTGTATCAATCTCTGTGGTCAACTGAACCATGCCTACCACCCCACCAAGAGATACCACATACCCTCGTCACGGTTTATGACATCATTAATCCTCGCTTCACGATCGAAGCCTTCCGTGTCCTTAAGAGTTATACGGTCATCTTTTTTATTTACCGAAATCACGCCGTTTGTATCATCGTTTGCGATGTAAACTTCCGCCTGCTTCTTTAAAGAACGATTTATATTTTCTTCCGCCGGAGCGAGTTCATATCGCACAACAACGGCTTTGATCACCTTGGAAACACCCGCACCTGTCATGTAGGTGATATCCTCAGCGAACTCACCGCTTTTAAAAACAACCGACAGCGTCCTTCGGCATCTGTTCTTTTAAACTCATAGACACCTACCCTTAATGAGTGCCCGGGAGCGTTTAAGCCCCCGGGCGAGCCTCACTGTTTTAAGCGTCTACTTTTAAAAGATGAGCGAAGTACGGATCAACGATCATCTCGTCCACGTGCTGACGCACACGGAAGATGTCGCTTCTGGCCGCATCATCACGGTACTGCTCAACCGTGGCGTTTTCCGGGCTGTCCGCAGTCCACAGGAATGTCCTTCCCACGGTCGGATCGGACAATCTCTGCCCTTCACCGATCACAGCGACCATAGCGAAGTCGTCACTCCAGATATCCGCTCCCTGAAATGCCTTGCCTTCCTTCGCTGTGTTGTATATCGCCCTTCCGACAATGATCCTCTTGACGCCGAGGATATCCGCCATAGCATTCAAGAGTTCCGCCTCAGTCAATCTTGCGACATACTGAATCGCCCCTTTGATCTTGTCGTTGTTCAGAAGCCGGTCGATATTCGCTTTGCTCATAATGAGCGAACCGGGCTCCATCCCGCAGTTCTGCCTCACCTGCTCACGAGCGACTCGTACCTGAGCGATAACATCGCTCCGAGGCGTTCAATCCCAAGGCTCAGCCCGAAAAGTCGGTGAAAAGTTTTGACCCGTAAAAACTGAGGTGTCAAAAACTTTTGAGGCAATGCGTTTTTCCTGCGCCTGCAGAACCCTGCGTGTCACGATCTGAACGGTTGTAAGCTCGGCGTCAAAATCCGTGGCGTACATTTCCCGTTCGGAATCGTCAAGAGGTCCTTCCAACCCATGCTCCTCGCAGGCATACTGTCTGTCTTTCGCCTGAAACGAATCACGGTTGTAGTTGCCTCGAGGCGCACGCTTGGTATCCGCCTCACGAGTGATGCTTTCCCTTGTGATCGCCGGAAAGATACTCGCTTTCTTTTTGGTCTGAAAAATTGGCAGAACCTGCGTGCCAATAAATTCATTCTGCGACTGGATAAACTCCAACGCCGCTTCCCCTAACTCAAGTCTCGGTACTGCTCTTGTTCCCTGATAGTCTGGCATTTTTTATTCCTCCTTTTGATTAGGCAAATAGCCCTTCAATGACTTCCTCATCGCTTGTCGAGGCTTCCAGCGCTTTTCCGATAATAGAGCCGCTCACGACTGCGCTGATCTTGCCGTCATTGGCTCCGTAAACATCACCACCTGCGCTGATCACCCCGGCCGCCACCATCTTGAACGTCCTGCCGCTGGTTTTTAAATCAACGCTGATATGCTCACCCTGCGCCGCCTTTGCCGCCGTGATCCCAATGCAAGCCTCACCTGCGTCGGCGTACTCAACCTGCGAGCCGCTTCCTGCGCTTAACTTCACCCGGCGGTAAGATTCCAAATCCTCTCCCGCCACAAACGCTTTTGATCCGATATTAAATTGAGACATTTTTTACCTCCTCCTTTATAGTTATTGCCTTTTGTCCGCTGTCGCTTTGAGAGCGTCCGTCATGCCGCACCCGTGTTCTTTCTGGTACTGCCGAGCACGCTCTAAATGCGTAACTTTCTTTTTGGATACTTCCTCCCCATCAGGCCCGACAACCGGCGCTGACGCTTTCTCGATATCATCAAGCCGCTTCTGCTGGAACTTCACGACCGATTGATCAAGCGTGAGCCCCTGCTCAACTGACTCCAATGCGAGAGCGCTCATCCCCTGAAACGATTCCGCTTTTTTCAAGATCGCAACCGTCCTGCCACGTTCGTCCTGAACGCCAGCGTCAAAGCCTTGTTTATGAGCCGCATCAAAAATATCCTTTCTCTCCTCTTTCAACTTCTCTAACGTTAAATCATGCATCGCTAACACCTCCTCTTTGGGTTTGGATTGCACTTCTTTATTCAAACTATATCTATTCAAAAACCCGATGGTTTTCTCTACCGCATCAGGATTGTTAAGGAATTTGTCCAAGAAAGCTGTCATCTCCGCTGACGGCCTCACGCTTTCAGAGAAAAACGGCATGCCAAAAAGCCCGTTGTTCGCCGCTGGATCGTCCACCACATCAACCGAGAAAAGATTGGTGACACGAATGAACGGCGGTAGTTCGTTGCCATTAGCGTCCAAGCCTTCTCGTTTTTCCTCATCCCAATAAATCACCATCGACGCACCGAACATCTCCGGATCGCTTTCAGCGAGATTAAGCACATACCCGGCTAAATCTCCGTCCGGAGTCTCAAAAGCCGTCTTATCGATGTGCAAGTCCGCTCTGACGATGTCTCCATCACGCCTGAAATTCCGCACCCTGCCCAAAAAAGTGCCAAGTGCGGTGCTACTCATGTTGGGATGACCAAACCGTGATTTGACTCCCGTTTTCACCTTGTTCCCAAGCTCAACAACCGAATTAAGCGAGATATCATCAAACTCGCCTCGGCTGTCCTTCGTGACGCCTTTCGTGACTACAGCGAAGCCATTGATAACCGCTGAATCTCTATCAATCTTGACGTTGCCGGAACGTACGACGTCCGCTCTGAATAAATCTTTTTTCATCTATTCCTCACCTCCACTACCAGCGTCTGCGCTGTCTGCATTTGCGCTCTTACCATCACCTGAATCCGGCTTTTTATTGATTTCAAGCCCGAGTTCTTTGATTTTTTCTTGTTCTCTTTTTCTTTGCTCAAAACATTCCTCCCAGTCTTTTCCCTGCGCCGAATATAAATCCGAATACGTGATAATCCCGTTACGGATACCCACTTCAGCCGCTTGGGCTTCTTTCAACGGATCAACCCATTCCCAGCCCGGCGTGATCCACGATGCGTTGACCCAATATTGCTTGTTCTCGTAAAACGATATCGCCCCCAACTCACCTCTGAGATACGCTTCCTCTAAAACCATTTCCCAAACCGGCTGGCAAAGTTTGCGAGCTAGCCATTCCTGCCTCACCTTGAAATACCTGCGTGCTTCAAGAAGCGCCGCACGTGCGCTTGAGTAGTTCGTCTTTGAGAAATCCTTGGCGACTAACTCATACGGCAATCCCAGCGCCGCTGAAATCGCCCTGAGCATTTTCTCCACAAACGGCTCGAACGTAGCCGAAGGCCGTTGCGGATTAAATGAGGTTATAGACTCACCCGGAAGAAGATGCCTTATCATGCCCGGCTCTAATGACTCTAAGAATTGCCCTTGAAAGTTGCGGTCATAACCGGTGTTAAGATCCATCGATGCTTCCGAGGTGATAAATATCGAGAAACACGCCGCAATCCGTGCGGCCACAAGCTCCGCTTCGGCGTACTCCGCCAAGTCTTTGAAATACGTGAGCACTGGAGAAAAGAACGGAACCCCACGAGTCTGTCCTGAGCGCTGAACAGGATATAAATGAAAAACATTCGGTCTGCCGAACTCATTGCGAGCGGCGATCTCAATAAAGTCTCGTTCGTCCGCTTTCGTGAACCGATAATCACCAGGGTGGCTTTTTTGAATAAAGTAAGAAACCGGCTCTCCGTTCTCGCCAATCCTGACCCCGGCTCTAATAGTTTTGTCCCCACGTTTATCAGGCGGTGTGGCGAGTCTGTCCGACTCAATAACCTGCAACGCAAGCGAGTAAGGACGATTTTTGTCCTTAAACATTACCGGGATAACAATCGCCTCGCCGTTTTCTAAAATCTGCCTATCAACCAGCTGTTGGATTTCGTAAAAATCCATGCGATTGCCAGCGTCAGCGTATGGAAGCCATAACTTCCATGAGCGCTCGGCTTTCTTTTGAAACTTATCCGCCTTGCTTTCAGCGATCCCGAGAGCCTCTTTATCGACCCTGCTCTGCGGCCGGATACCAGTGCCAACGACGTTCGTTGTCATGGTGTTCGTGATCCCTGAGGCGTGTGCGTCATTACGGTTTAAGTCACGGCTACGCTCTCTCAAATCCGGCAAATCAGGAATAATGTCTTGATCAGCGGATCCCCCGCCCGGAATCCACGACGAACGCATTCTGTTTTTTCCGCTCCACGATAAGCCCCGAACTTATCGGACAACTTGATCGCCTCACGGAACATCCGCCTCTTTAAGCCAGCCTTCGGTGAGAAGAAACCAACTAAACCGTCTAACCCATTCGCTAATTTTTCTTTTATGCTCATACCGGATTCTCAAACTTTGCGTATGACGTGCGAGAACTGCCAGCGGCGATTTCCTGCCGTAACGTGTCCCGCAGTTTTATAAGTTCCGCCAATGTTATGTACTGCAAATTGCGGCCGCCGATCGAATACGACTGCACCGCCCCGCCAGTCATTCGGGCGTTAATCGCTGTCTCAACGTTCTCAAGCATTTCCTGTTTTGTTGGTGCGCTCATAACCTCTCCATCAGCCCAATAAAAACCCGACTCCCCTAGCTAAGGATCGGGTTTTATTGCTTATTGGGTGCGGCGGCAGTGATCAGCTGTCTCGCTTTTAATTTTCTATTTTAAGTTTATCTCATCTCATATCTTTTTCAATTGGGTCGTTACTAACAAATAGTAATAATTATTTTTCATCATTTGCCTCAACGGATTTGAAATTGTAGCCGCAATCCCGACAAACATGATATCGAATAGGCGGCGAACTTGAATAACATCGCACGTCTTTGCTTTTACACTTCGGGCATTTTAACGGAACATACCGCACACCATAATCCTCGCTATCATTAACCGGTCTGCCAACAGGGCGACGTTCGATGTTGGATTTTTTATCAAGCCAGTTTTCATGTCTATTCAGCCATCTGCCGCCCATTAAATCCACGCCCCTTCTCTTTTGCGAATCCAGCTGGAACGGCTGTGTTCCTGCCTTATATCTTTATGAACCGTGCGCTCGTCTCTGCGAAGATTAAGCGCACGGATTATGTCAGCGGCGGCGATGGCGTAAACCTCCGCATCAAGATAGTGATTCGCAACCGAGGAGCGTTTTTTCTGCCAGACTTCCTTCGCCTTGCCTGTGTTTCTATTTCTTACCAAGACCTTGTGTTCAGCGGTGAACTGAGAAAGGTAATCATCTGATGGGTCTTTAAATAAATGCCATTTCTCCGGATCCTTGCTCGCCACAAGGCGGCTGATCTTGTCCTTATACTGCGTGACATTAAGATTCCATAAAACAAGGCCATTCTTGATTATGCTTCCCGTGCGTGAATTAATATCTATCTTTGACGCCCGGTAAAATCTACCGTCCGTTAATTCTTCCTGACCCTTGATCGCCTTCGCACGATCGTGCCACTGCCTGCAGAAGTGATACACCTCGTCAGTCCTGAACCCCGAATCAACGCATGTCATGTAAACCGGAAGCGTCTCACCGCCCGAAAACTTTCTGTACTCCGTCTTGAATAACACCTCAACTAAATCATCCCAATATTCCAGAGAGCCGCACCGCACAAGCCATGACTGTTCCTCATAGCCCCAGCCACGAATAACGTAATAAAATGATCTTTCTGCACGTCAACGCCAGCGGTTAAGACAACCACATCATCGGGAACTATCCCTTCC